GGTTGCCGACGCTGCTGTTAAAGCAACTACTGACGCCGCCATAAAGACGGCAAAAGTAGCAACTGATACGGTAAACACCATCAACAAAACTGTTGTCAGTACTGCCGGACAAGCTAAAGTTGTAGCAACACGAAGTGCAATGACAGCTGCTAAAGTTGCAGATGCCGCATTAAACGATATTGAAGCGGGTAGCAAGCTTGCAGTTAAGGGGCTCGAACAAGGTGCATATGCCGTCCAAGGTGCCGGTGAACTTATTGCAGAATGGGCCGAGGCAAACTATTGTCAAATTGGCGTGAGTACAGCACTGGGTACAATTTTTGCCGCATTATTATATCGGCCAGAACCAAGTAGTGTAGCAACAACTACCGCCGCAACTGCTCCATTAAGTTCTACTGCCATTGCATATCTTGCCGCAAAAGAAACAGTTGGTGCGGTTGCATTGGGTACGGCATGCGACTTAACAGCAGCATCATTTGTTGAATTAATTTGGGTAGCTCCAGATGTACGAAAAGCAATTGGAAGCAAGAATAAGAAACTTTTAACTGACGGCATTGCGTTTACATTATGTAAGAGCATTGATGCTGCCGCAGGTGCGATGATTGTACCACAGGCCTGTGCGGCCGTAGTAGCGGGTGTGGTAACAACCTTAGTAGCACAGTTGGCCTGTGAACGCACATTACCAAACGGTGCACGTGAGTGGGCAACTACTGGTGCAAGCGGGCTTTAAAATAAGTGATTGAACTGGGAAATCTGAATATTTGGTCAATCCCATGCTTTTCGTCTATAACTCGGAAAAGTAACTATTTATCTAGTAGACCTTTTTCATAGACTATATTATGGCATTTGACGAAGTTATTTTCGAAGGAAAAACATTATCAGATATGTTTTCTGATGTATATAAAAATACAAATACGAAACGCGAGCAGATTAATAGCTTCGTGGCAAGTTTTGTAAAAATGATCCGTACGCCAGAGGATGCAGCGGTCATGGGCCCAGTTATAAAAGATTTTCTGGACTTAAATGTAAAAAATGATGAGCACATTGTACGATTAGTACAGATTGCACAACGGTTAGTCGGCGTTTCTTCTAAGAACGCCGACACTGGAATGCTTACAGAAGAAGAAAAATCTCAACTACTAAAAAATATTAAATCTGACTTTGAATCGGTGCTTGCTGAACAAGATGATTTGGATATTGCCGTGTCGGGGATGAAAAAGTAATATGGCATCGACGAGTAAATATGTATACAATGGTAAACCAGATGGATTGTTAAGTATATCTGGTGCCACTGAATCGGCAACACCAATTCCGGCACAGTTTTATGAAGCTCTCGTCGTCGATGTCATATTAGATCACCACCACCCGCAGTATGCTAAAAAGGATGGGTATAATGTAGGTACCATTAAAATTCGTATTTTTTCTGTACACAATGGCAGAAACGACGATCTTCTTGATTATGCAGATCCCATAGAATCTTCTATATTAGAAATGCCATTGATTGGTGAATTGGTGATAGTACATAAGATCCTTGGAAACTTTTTTTATACGCGAAAGGTTTTTCTCGCGCATAGAATGCAAGAAAACGGTATGCTGCAATTAAATAATGTCCTAAATACTAGAGGTGATAGACTCAAATCAAAGATTGCCACTACAAAACAAGAATTAACCGCAGATAAGCATAAGTTTGGTGAATATTTTAAACCAGATAGTCGAGTCCGACCATTAAAACATTTTGAGGGTGATTTATTAATCCAAGGAAGAATGGGCCAGTCCATTCGATTTGGATCGAGCCAAATGGAACTATCAAGCCCTGGCATGGCACCAAATATAATACTTCGCACGGGTCAAGGAAAGGACATAGAAAAGACTGATGCAACAAAAGATAGTGTATTTGGATTGATATTGGAGGATATTAACAAAGATGCCTCTTCTATATGGATGACGGCAGATCAAAATGTGCCGTTTGAGCCCATAACAATTAATGCGGGATCGTTTAATCGTTCAATGCAGGCACCGCCACAAAAATATGGCGGCGCACAAATCATAATGAACTCAGATTCAATTGTCTTAGATTCTAAAAAAACACACATATCATTATATTCTAACGAAGAAATATATTTAAATAGCTTCAAAAATACAGCAATAGACACGGATAGTAGTATTATACTAACCGCAAATTTAGATATAGAACTGAAATCAAGTCGCCGCATTGACGTACAAGCAGATTCTGATGTTACTATTATATCTGGCAATGATATGTCAATGGTTGGAATGGGTACTATGTCATTACTTGCTAAAAAAATATACTTGGGAAGTTCTACAAATGATGCAGAACCCACGGTGGGTGGTACAAGTTTATCAATGTTTCTTGCAAGATTAATTCATGCATTGATGGGAATCGGTGTGACGCCACCACAAGTTCCGACATACCAATCTATAGGGTCACCAATACCAACTACCGTGCTTCCCCCACTGACACCTGGGCCGGCAACTCTGGCACACGTAATAACACCAGTGGGCCCAGCAGTGCTATCACCATTAATAGTGACCGCACTAACAGCATTATATGCCGAATTGATACCACCAAATGTAGGTTCAATTAAAAAATTACCATACTCTGGTGCACCGTTTAATAGTTCTGATGTATTTGTGAATATGGGAAATGAAAATACCTCTGCTCTTATTGAAAAAAATGAATTTAAGAAAGGTGAACAAATAAAAACCGAAAACAGTAAATGGAAACTTTCCGATAACTATTATAAGGTATTATAATTATGGCAATTGACCCGTTAAAAAGTGCAATTGCCGCTACAAAAGCGGCCGCATCAAATTCATCAATTCCTAACAATGCTGTTGATGCGGCCAACGCATCAATTGATCAGGCAAATGTTGCAGCAGATGCAGCACAGGCAAAATTAGACGCTTTAGCAAAATACAAAGATCCGGAGTTCATAAAAAAAGAAGCGGAAGCTAGAGTAATGGCATTGGTAGCAGACAAACAACAAGAATTGTTAGCACAAAAGGCTAACATAGAAAACCAAGTAACGGAGAAGTTAGCATTATTAACTGAAACGTTGGCGTTGGCATTAACGGTATATTTAGCATTTCCCCCAAAATTACCGGCAATTGATGTCAAAGCATTAGCAAAAAAAGCATATGCAAAGACAAAAAAAGAACTACAAGACTTACGACAAAAAGTAAGTAAAGAAAATTTGAAAAAAGGAAAAGAAACATTTAAATATCCGATGAAGCCAAAAGAATTATCAATCCCCAAGATACCAGAAATACCAAAATTACCACCGATTCCCAAGATACCAGAAATACCAAAGATATCATTGCCGACGATACCAAAATTGCCTTTGTAAAAATATTAAAATTATAACTTCAAAATCACCGTAAAGTTTAACTTACCACCATTTATATAGAGAGTGTTTTATGGACAAGCAATTACTTAAAGCATACATTCGCACAATTGTTGAGGAAGAAGTTTCTAGAATTCTGCCACAAATGTTGTCCGAAGCAGTGTCAGAAATTAAGCAGCTCAAAGAAAATGTAACAGAACCAACAAGAACTGCGCCAAAACTTGACCGTAGTAAACTGGCAGAATTGATGGGAGTAACATATGACGGTAGTACATTGCGGGCAACCACAAACAATTTACCATCAAGACTTCCTGATAACATACCAGCCAATGCAGATCCAGAAGTGGTAAAGGCAATTACAAGAGATTATTCTGCAATGATGAAAGCGATGAAATTAACTTGAGATAAGATATGGCACAAGCAATTGGTATTACATTACCAATACAAATTGGAAATATGGGATATTTTCAACAAGCATTTGATACATTAACTCAAGTTAAATCAAACTTTATAAATTTGATACTTACTAGAAAGGGAGAGCGTGTCCACCAACCAGAGTTTGGGTGCGGCATTCATGATTATTTATTTGAGCAACTCACTCCAGAAAATATTGAAGGGGCAAGACTCTCGGTAGTAAATGCAGTAGAACGTTGGATGCCATTTTTAGAACTGGTACAATTTGAACTCAATGCGTCACCAAACGACTTGGATAATAATAGACTTCAGTTATATGTTGGTTACAGATTAAGACAGAATCCAAATATCAGAGACACTATTATTCTAACGTTTTAGGAGATAATCAATGGCAGTAAATCAATCCATTACAAAAAAATTTAATCCAAACTTCAAGGACGTTAGTTATTTAGCAAAAAATTTCTCTGAATATCGGCAGAACTTAATAGAATTTGCTAAATCATATTATCCCAACACGTATAGTGATTTCAACGAAGCATCTCCGGGCATGATGTTTGTCGAAATGGCAGCATACGTTGGGGATGTTATGTCCTTTTATATTGATAATCAGTTTAAGGAAAATTTACTGTTATTTGCAAAGGAACGAAATAATGTAGTGAGCATATCACAGGCATTGGGATATAAACCCAAACTTACAGCAACTGCAACAGTGGAAGCGGATATATATCAAATGGTTCCCGCACTTGGCGTAACATTTAATTACGAACCAGATAAAAAATTCTTTTTAAAAATATTAGCAAATTCAAAATTTTCTACAAATACACCACCAACTCAGAATTTTCGATCTATTGATAATGTAGATTTTGCCGATCCCACTAATAGAAACATTCGTGTATTGGCCCGAGACGGTTCAAATGCACCGACTATGTATGTAGTATCAAAAAAAATAAAACTGGTGTCGGCTGATGTAAAAATTGCAACATTTTCATTTGGATCGGCGCAGAAATTTTCTAAAATAGAAATCACAGATACAAACGTAATTTCTATTATTTCGGTAGAAGACTCTAATGGTAATTTGTTTTATGAAGTAGATTATTTAGGTCAAGATTTAATTGTAGAAGAACGTGATACAGCAGTTAGAGGATCTGATGGATTTTTCTCTAGCGAAACTATGCAGTCTGGATCACTGTCTCCTGCAAAACTTGCAATCTTTCGCAAAAAACCAAGAAGATTTGTAACACGAATTAATTCTGATATGAAATTAGAACTGTGTTTCGGGTCGGGAACAAGCGACACCAGTGATGAACTGGTAACGCTAAATTCCACACAAATTGCAAATTCAAAATACAACCAAGTCATTAGTAATTCATCTCTAGATCCGGCAGATTTTATATCAACGGATACATTTGGATTGGCACCTGCTAATACTACATTAACAGTGACCTATTTAGTAGGCGGTGGAGTGCAATCAAACGTTGCGTCCAATACCATTACGCAAGTAGACGTAGCACAGATTGCAAATAATATTACCGATTATGCTACCGCAGAACAAGGATTGTACAATCAAGTAGTATCAAGTGTGGCAATTATCAATGAAGAACCAGCACGCGGCGGCGGTGATACCGAGTCTGTTGAAGAAATACGAGAGAACGCACTGGCCTTTTTTAACGCACAAAATCGTGTGGTAACTGACAAGGATTATCTGGTACGAAGTTATGCAATGCCGGCGCAGTTTGGATCGGTGTCAAAAGTATTTGTGGTACGCGATGAACAAATTAATGCAATTGCACGACAAGATTCGGGGTCATTACAACTAC